CAATGTGGCTGCTTTGAACAAGTGGCTCAACATGTTTCCTGGAGCGATTCAGCACGAGTCCGGACTGGAGTCCGATTGTGAGGTCATTTATGACGCTGACAGCTACCCGCTCAACGACATTAACTATGATGAGGAGGAACTCCGCGCTGAGCATGATACGCCCGTTCGCATGATGGTCGCTGATCCTCTCGAGAAGCGAGCTTCTGTTCAGGATGACAAGTATGCCGGCAGGGCTGCCCGCATTGATGCGAAGTATGAGACTTCATTCTGGAAGAAGGCCTTTCACGAGGCAGCTGAGGGAGACCGCAGAGCGAGGCGTGATGTCACTTATGGCTTCCGCCTTTTCTTTCGCGAGATCAAGCGCGGGTTTAAGGACACTTACACCAAGGCGCGCAATGGCAATATTATTTGCTCTGCCACTATGGTGGCATACATTGTGCTTGCCATACGCACTCTCAAAGCTGTTTGGTCAGTTGCTACTGCAGCGGCCAAAGCTATCCGCAACCTTATTTTTGGAGCACCTGACGACGATGCTGAGCATCAGAGTGTGCACCAGGAGAAGGTTTTTCCTGCTAAGAAGCAACCCACAGAGGTTATGCCATCTGCTCGCGCAGAGATGGGCAATCCCCCGGAAGATGGCGCCGCAGATCGAGTTTACAAGAATACTTGGAAGCTCATGTGTGGCGACGAGACTGTGGGGCAAGTGCTCATGCTGCGCGGGAAGATTGGCGTGATGCCTTTTCATTTCCGCAAGGGCTTGTCCAGTGCTGACACTATTGAGATGATCGCATGCTCTGCTCACACAGGCGGGCTTCGCGTCAAGATGACTGGGGCCAAGTTTTCCAGCTTTGAACACAAGGATTACCCAGCACTGGATTTGACCTTCGTGGATTTTAGTCCAGTTTGCGCACAGGCCCACCGCGATGTGGTGAAATATTGCATCACTGATCGTGATGTGGTCAAGGACCTCATGCACTATAACAACAACTTTGGGGTGCGGCTTGATATAGCGCGCCCTGTGAGGTACAATGACAGAGTGCAGCTTGAGCGCATCGCCTATGTGGCGCAAGGGCTGCGTTATGACCCTAAGGTGACTGTGGGCTATGCTGACACCGAGCAGCTGTGGACATATAATATGTCTACGCAGTGCGGCGATTGTGGAGCCCCGCTCACCATTGCGGAACCCCGATATTTTGGGGGCAAGTCCATTCTCGGCATTCACATTGCCGGAAGGTCACGCTCTCCAGCTAATGGTGGACAGCGTCAAGGCTGGGCAGCAATACTCACCAAGGAGTTGGTTGAGAAAGCTTTGTCCACCTTCAAGAATCGTGCCTCAGTCATTTATGACAAGTTTGATGAGGACGTGACGCGCAGGGGCATTACTGTGCTCCACACTGATGAGATCATTGAGGAGTGCGGACTTGCAAATGGTTCCATGGCCCCTATTGGGACTGTGGGGGATGATTGCGCTGTTTCACAGAGCGTCCGCTCTAAGATCAAAGAGACAGGGTTTGATGGCTTTGGCCCGAGCCCAGTTGCCCCCGCTATACTGCACCCAGTGGTGCGGGATGGCTCCATTGTGCAGCCTATGCATAAGGCTATGGAGAACTACTCCACGCCTTTGCATATCAGCAATTTGCGCAACCCCAACGCCATTATGGGCTTGGCTATGCAGAGACATTGGGAGTTAACCGCTACCAGCACTCGCAAGATTCTCTCTGATGAGGAAGCTGTGGTGGGTGTGTCTCACATGAAGCTGAAGTCCATTAAGAGGAGTTCCTCTTGTGGCTATCCATACAACCTCAAGTATGCTAAGGGTAAGACCGACATATTTGGGGATGGCGATGAGTTTGATCTCACGCGAGAGGGCGCTCAGGAGGTGCTGGCAGAAGTCGCCGGCATCGTGGAGGACGCGAAGCAGGGTGTGCGCAGAGCGCATATCTTTGTGGATTTCCTGAAGGATGAGACGCGCCCGCTTGCGAAGGTTGAAGCTGTTGCCACACGCGCCATTTCTGGTGCACCAGTTGATTACAGCATTGCTGTACGCAAGTACTTTGGTGCTTTCATGAGCTCGGTGCATTGCAACCACACTATGTGTGGCATGGCGCCTGGCATTAACCACTACACAGAGTGGGATGT